GAAAAAGCATTTGTTCCCGAAGCGGTTACGGCTCCTGTCAAGGAAGTCGTTATATTTCCCGTCAAGGTTCCAGATAAGGTGTGAGAATGGTTATGTCCAGTACCAGATCCGGAAGAATATGAAGTTCCTGATGGTGAAATGTTCTTGTTGCCACCCCCTGTCCAGCCCCATGTTACAGTAGGGGAATAAGAACCATTCAGTGGAAGTCCGTGTCCGTGTGAAGCTAATTGAGCCGTAGTAAGGGAAGTATTATCAATAGATCCCGTCACTGATACGGCTAAAGTGTCCGTACTTGACGCCGCCTGGTTGTTCGTCACGGCCACCGTCACGGTGTTCGCGCCTCCCGTTCCAGCCAAATTGTAAGTAGATCCGTCATAACCTTGAGGCGTCTTGCCTTGAAGATTAGGGACATTGAAAGTTGTAGCAGTGTCACCAGCTCCATAAGTCGTGCCTATGACAGTGAATAACTCAGCGTAAGTAGTCCTGGAAATAGCAGTACCATCGCACAATACATAACCGACAGGGGCTGTTGCTTTGCCCCAAGGCTTGATTGCGCCTACTTCACTTCTGTTTGTAAAATCCTGTAAATTAGTCATTATATTTTAGCCTCCAACCATTTCCTGAATCGTAGTATACCAGAGCAACGCCTGCACTGTTAGTGGAAATTGTCATATCAGCCGCGTCTCCTTGAACTTTTTCAGCTCCTCCATCAATAGTAATGTTATTAGTTCCCGCAGTACCATCCCCATCAATGACTTTTACTTGCATTCCAATTGTAGGGGAGGCAGGTAAAGTTATAGTAATTGCTCCGCTTGAGCAATCACAAATAATATTATCGCCGTCTGAAGCTGTGTAAGGGGAGTCCCCAACTGCTTTTTCCACCCATGTTTCGCCCAATCCAGCTAAAGAAAAAATATCATACCAATTGGTGCCATCGGTAGCAACCATGCGAAATTTTCCATTTGTAATGGTTACCGTATTGCCTGTTGCCCCCAATCTTGCTGAGATGTCGGCGCCACCACCGATATTGTTATAAATTCCGTAAGTTTTTTGTGTTGCTGGAAATTGAACAGTATGAGTGGTGGAAACGGTGCCACTGAATAGTAATGTATTATTTCTAGCTTGGTTGTTGGCTTGAGTGTCGGGTCCGTCGGCATTCGTCAAAGTGGTAGATGTTCCTGTGGTAATCGCCGGAACGGCGTAAACGCCTGCGATGGCGAATTCAAAAACCTGAGAAAAGTTGTTATTGGTAATGGTTCCCCATGTACCTGAATTTTCCCCTGTTACTTGTAGTTCCGTCCTAAGACCCGTCGAATACGTTACCATTTAATCTCCTAATAACTTTTTTAATGATTTTATGCAGCCTTGTCAACTTCTACCCATGTGGCTGTTTGCGAGTCATCCACTTCACTCCAGAAGGTTCCTCGTAATGTTCCAGCGCTAATAGTAGCAGAATTCCCTGTTGCTGTAAAGACAACATCTATCTTAACTTGCGCAACTCCTGTTGCTGAAGTTAGTAAATTTCCCGTCGCTGCGTAACTAGATTCTTGCCCTGCATCACCAATAGCACTTGTCATAGCTTGGCCGGTGACGGTTATATCAAAATCCGCCGATGCTATTGGAACACCAATATTTGGTTGCATATCAGTCCCATCAACCTCCACATCAACGTCAATGTTAATGGTTTCTTCTCCTAGAGAGGAAGTCAACCCCGCCGCTGTTGGTGAAACATTACAGTCCGCTGTAATGGTAGATGATCCCAAGGATCCTGTTAATATTGTTCCTGACGGATAAACACCTGGACTGATGGCTATTAGCACCTCACCAGTAGTTGCATCAAGCTCTGGTTCTGCAACCGCAACAATGCTTATTGTTGCATCAGCCGTAATTGAGTATGTTCCAATACTTGTTGCTGCCTGAACACCTGAAGGAAAGACTAAAGCGAGTAAATCTCCTACGGTGGATGTCGCGCTTTGTCCTGTTACTGTAATATCCACATCCCCTTGGAATGCCATAGTTCCAGCACTTGTCGTCGCACTAGCCCCCGTTAAAGCGTATGAAGTTGTTAAAGTTCCCCAAAGATTATCCCCCCAACCAATCTCTGTTCCTGTGGCTTGGTTATAGCCTCGACCCCATCCTGCTTGGTAGGCAGTATGTACACTTTCCTCCCCTAGAGAGGAAGTAAGTCCAGCAGCCGTAGGAGTGACTATCGCGTCAGCGCTAGTTGTTACATCATTAGTATTGGAAGTGAGTGGATTGCCTGTGGCACTAACGATCGCCAGTCCTGTGCCAATAGCCGTACCAGCGGTAGACGTACCGTAGACGCCGGTAAGCGTGATGTTGCAATCACCCGTAATAGCGGGCGCTGCAGCGCTTGACGTAAGGCCGTCACCTGTCGCGGCAACGGGTGCGTATTCTCCCCACGCGCCACTGCCCCAAGTCTCTCGGCCCCATCCTTGTAGAGAGGCCATGATTTATTCTCCTTATGCGATCCTTAAAATTGCAGTAGTCGCTCCAGCGGCAGGAAACGTAATTGTGAACGTTCCTGAAGTCGAAGTTTTAACTCCACCAAAATCTAACACACAAACAGATGCATTGGTTGTTAAACCAGTGACCGTGGAACTGTTATAAATCACAGCAGCTTGTGCAGAAATAGTCGCACTCGTGAATGAAAGATCAGGTGAAAAATCACACACAGCCGTATCAGTTGATAATACGGGAGTAACCGATGTCAATGCTCCACCACCAGCTGAATAAGTGCCTGATGCACCTACCTCGTCGGGTGTGTCGTAGATAGTAGTTGATTTTGATAAAGTCGCTTCACTATCGTAAAGTGCTAATTTAAAAGTGTTCCCTGTCGATGCAGTAAAATCATGCAATGCTTTCAGGATCTCCACTTTAAAACTGTTACAAACAGCTTGTACTATAGCCATAATAACCTCCTTTAGGGGTTCCTTGATTCGAGAGGGACACGAATGACACCGTCTCTATATTCATCTCTACGATCCCGCCCCATCTCATACGTGGCAAGATTCTGTACAGATTGATTATATTTTTGTTGATACAGTTGTATCATATCTGTCGGACCTTTCAAGTATGCAAGTCCTTCTAATATACAACCGTATAAAAGCACGTTGGGAGCATTTTGACTGATCCACGTGGATGTGTTGGAAGCCGATAAATTATCAGGCATCCTTAAATATGCAAGTTCAACAGCTATGTTGGCACTTGGTGTCGGCGCAATATAATGCGTGTCTTGATCCCAATCAGCATAATACTTAGGAGTACCCGTTGCTGTTCTATCAGGCCAGTACTCTGTCATAAATGAAATATCCTTCTGTAGCAAGGTTGTTCTTACATCCGAGACAACAATTTGAAGATATCGGGTAGCTCTCCAGTCTCCTGGAAGGGAAAGAAAAGCGATATCTTGGGTTAAACTGGCCGTGTCATATTTACGGTAATAACTGAGATCCACTTCCTTAAAAAGTTTATTTTCGACATTAACGATGAATGTATTGACAACAGCATCCGAAAGTACGTCACTGGATGTTTCCGTGTAATTCCTTACGTTTGTTAATAAATCAGAATAATCGGTCATGTCGTGGTCACTGTAACCTTTCCTACAAAACTATGCAATAAAGTTGGTTTGTTAGGTTGTTGAACGCCTAACGGTTGCATACTTCTGACAAACCCTGGATAAGACACCCCGTTGGCGTAGTAGAGAGTGACAGCTTCTTGCAGTGTTTCAAAACTATTTACGTTCGTGCCAATTCGTCCCACATAGACTGTGGAATTGGCAACTTGAGGCATTGCATGTTGCAACGCTTCAAAATCAGTGGGATGGTTTTTAGGATTGATCTGAGGGGCTTTTGGCTCAAATTCACTATAGTGAACCCACACTCCATTCCATTCCTGCACCATTTCAGTGTAAGGATATGCCATCCCGTCACGATCGGAAATCCTTTGAGCGAACTTGCCTGTAGCGTATTTACCCATTAGTTAATCCATGTTTGTCGTGGAACCACGCTATAACTAGCTTTCTCCACGTCTTCGTTGGCCGCGCGCTGAAACTCCTCCTCATAGAGAGGTTTAAGTAAAGCGACACGATCCGGTTGATATTTCAATGCCATATAATAAGCCAGTCCTGCAACCATGCAGGGAATGAATCGAAAGGGAATTTGTGCGTTATTCGTATAGCTGCCGGCATCAAACATACGAATTAAGGCATAATAAATAAAAGTATAATCACTTGAAGGTTCAGGGTACAGATAAACTGTTGGATTTATTGTTCGTTCAAAATAAAACTGCGTAGGACGTCCTGATGTTGATTTTACAGTATAGTTCCAATAAGTGCTTCTGCCAATTCTCGTCATAGCAAAATCATTATTACTGCTGTCGCGCATAACGCAGTTGGTGATGTCAATGATGGTCTGGGTGTCCCCTCCCGTGAGCAAAGTCGCTCCTGACAAGGGATTAGTGAATCCTGCTGATGCAACAGCAATTTCTTGTTTCTGAATCGTCCATAGATTAAGGCCTCTGTTCGCCCAATCGGCGAACATGATGTTAAGGGAACGGCGCGCGGTTTTTATTTCATAACCAGTACGGTCCTGCAAACCGCACCGTTCAAAAGCCTCTTCTATAATATCATCAATCGCAAGGTCGAAACTCGCTGTGGAAGCATACGTTGGCATAGATTATTTCGCAATCCCAAAACCGCGTTTGGCTATTCCGCCGCCTCTGCGTCTAATGACTCCACCTGAAGCATTATTCTGTGCAATGTTTACCATCTTTTTATTCCCGCTGAGAAACCCTCTTCTTCCACTAAACGACGTATCAGCAAGTAGTTTATTACGCAGTGCCGTTAATTGCTTTATTGTTTTTTTCATGGCTTCAATTTTAGTTAACGCACTTTTTCCCGCTACAAAAGTAGCTAATTCTTCTTTTGTCATTCTTTCGATTGCTGGGCCTTTATCAGAAGTTTCATCACGTCCAGAACTTCTTACGGGACCTGTTTGTTTTGCCGTCATTTCGCAACCCCCATTCCACGTTTCGCGACTCCGCCACCACGGCGTTTAATTGCTCCGCCTTTCTTGTAGCCTCTGTTGAGTTCGCCTATGACTCTGCTTTTCTCAGCTCTTCGATTAGGATTCATGCGCTCTGCGTCAATTCTTCCTACTTCTTCCAATAAATTCCTTCTTCCTAAGCCGCCTGCTTGACGTTTAACTACGCCACCATCAGCTTTGGCGATGCCTTTTCCTCTTTTAGCGATGCCTCCGCCTCTTTTATTGATAACACCTTTACCTTTACCGCTTCCAAATTTTCCGTAAGATTCATCCGCGCTGGCTTTAAGTTGTTTTTTAGTTCGAGGTTTTTTAACCCTCATTGCAATAGACTCGTCTTTACGAGCTCCATATCCTTGTGCCATGTCAGCCTCCTTGGCGATTATATCTCTTCCAGGTTCTCCGCTTATGCTTATTCTTCGGCTTCGATCTTGGAGATCTTCCTATACTAGTCCTTTTTTTGATTGGTGTAAAGTACGTTGAATGGGCCACTACCCTGCAATTTTTTTAATGTTAATCGCGTTTTCTTTTCCTCTATTCTCCCCTATCTCAAATTCTATCTCTTCCCCCTCTGTTAGGGTTTCAATACCAGCTTTTTCCAAAGCCGATACGTGAAGAAAGACATCCTTGCTTCCTTCGTTTTCAATAAATCCATATCCTTTGGCTGGATTAAACCATTTAATTTTTCCTGTAGTCATTAGTTTTCCTTGTAGTTAATTATTAATCCTCAACTATTTTGAGGATGTGTTTTTTTCCGTCTTC